GGAATAAAATCCACCTCCACCCTGACCCATGGGCTCCCCCGGAAGTGGTGGGAGAGCAGGCAAACCTGGTTGTAAACCCAGGCGCCGGGTCAGGCGAAAGATCCTGAATCTAACACAGCAAAGCTATGTTAAATCCAGGGCCCGAGGTCGTACCATCGTTGAACGAGCATACCGCGTTTTACGGCGATACGTATCCGTCCTCTTAGAGCGTAACTATTGTTAAGCTCTTCAGTAGATGGAACCCACAACCTAGCCAATAACATGGCCGGGTCGTCAGATTCGCGGCTTACGCCGCGTTGTATCAGACCATCATATCGGTATCCTTCGATACCTTTATGCCGCTGGCTTTTACCAGCAGTTCGCGGAGAAGCTTCATCGAAGTTACTGATGAAACCACCCGTGAGGTTATCAAGGGGTGTCCTAAAGCGTAAGCTTTTCGGCACCTGCTTGACTAGCCAACGATGTACTTTTCGGAACCTTCGGTCGCATGCCATTTCTAACATGCCCCGGTGGGCAACGAGCCGTACTGAGTTAGCTACGTGATACACGTCAAAGACGTTTCTGATTCTACTTTTAAGGTAGAAGGGTTTACAGTCAACTGCAGCATAATAATGCGCGCCACAGGATTCTCTGAAGTAACCGGAAGAGAAACTCTTCTTTTGGTTTACTTCGAATCCCAGCCACGCAGTAAAAGCTGAAAAGAGTGGATAGGCCTCTCTCGGTAATAGTACATCATCACCGAAGACTAATATCCTTTCCCTTAAGCCTAAGCTGTTACAAACAGCCCAAGCGGCAGAGAAGAATATTAGGGACTGCAGCGGAAAAGTGAACGCGTTCCCCATACTGGAGAACTTTGCCCACTTCAACGGTTGCGAGTCCGAAACCTGACGGAATTGGGACCGACTCGAGTTCATCAGCGTAAACCACCTTTGAGGCAGTAAATCCTCAACGACGGCTGAGCTAATGGAATCACTCGCACTCGAGAAATCAACAGTTGCTAAACTATTGTCTTTCGACGCTAGCTTGGCAGCATGCTGATTATTCTCTTGTGTTGTTAGGTCGATACCCACTCTCCTTAGACGCTTGACCAACATTGTGCCAATAGCTTGTTGAAACCAGAGGTTTATTCCTGGCTCAATAGCTATAACACGGTCAGTCTTGCTATCTTTAGGGACTGTGGTTACGGTATTCCCACTCTCAAGCTTAAAAGCTCCTTCACCTGTAAGGGTGAGTGGCCTTGGGCTCCAGAGGGGGTACGCGAGATGAAACCACTCGTGTACCAGGGAATACATGTCTCGTGTTATTCCGCGTTCATCGCGGAACTTATTGAAGGCCGATACTTCTTCGCCTTTGACAAGCGTCGAAACACCGGGACCCCAATTGCCACACGTGACGAACTCTTCAGCAGAAAATGTACCGAGAACAGATGCTATTTTACGCCTCGCCTTCGATAGAAGACGAACGTACTCAACCGGAAGGTTTGGTTGAGTAGGCATATGTCGAAAGTACACGTTCTTTTCGCTACACTTTGACTCATACGAGTCGAATTTATCTAATGCTACTCGTTCTTTGTCTATGCCGGTTTCTAAGAAATCAGCTTTCGACAGGAACTTTGTAGCCAGATAAGCGTTGCGAAACTCCTGAGCGTTGCAGTATTGCTCAGGGTCGACGACCAACGAAACCAGCTGGTTGTGTTCCCTACTCTTGTAGAGAATCCACACAGTTAGGCTCCGCGGTGAGTCGATAGACTGGAGATATTCACGTATGAACTCGTCGGTGACCGACGGTGCGATACGAGTTTCGTAAGCTAGTTTAACCAGCTTACCCATTGACGTCTTAGACATCTTTGGACCACTCCTTCTCAGTTCATGACGTTTTTACAAACGGGATCACCATCAGCGAACTCTTTCGCAGATGTACCGATCAAACACTTGGAATTCGACCGGAGGCTGTTGGGTCGGTAAAGACCTATACAGATTATCCAGTCTCGTTCTATATGAGTGATAGGACATCCGTCCAGCCCGCATCTTAGCGGGTACGGACGAGAGTGCTGATTGCAAGGAACGCCACTCATAATGAGGGGATCCTGTGTTACGGTTTTCCAACTGTGACATGGTTTTCTCCTTAAAACGATTGGCGGGCCGGAATACTTCCGGTACCTTGGGATCGTGTTCGGAATAAAACCAGCGAGTAACAAAATCGCTGATTCTATCCATTCACGGGCTCCAGATCCTCCACGGCAGAGACTACCGCAGCGTCTTGCAACGCGTTGACCACATAGGCCAACATGTTAGCACGACCCTGAGGCACGCCTCTTTCGGGGAACATGAACTCTACGACCGCGAGGTCGTTGAAAGCGAGCGTCGGCGGAGGTACAAAAGTACCGCCGGACGATGCCTGCTCTAGAGTCGGATTGGTGATTTTGAGCGTAACCTTATACGCGCGAGAGCCCTTTGTGGGCCGACGAACGGACAAGGTGAGCTTCGGGTAGCCGACAGGAATGCCGCCTACTCGATCCTCGTACACCGCAACGCCATCAAGGACACCTGCGGGATCAAAATCATGGGCGACGGGAGTTGACTCTCCGTCGTTGATGGTTATAGTGGCTTGTGTAGCCATTGAAACTTCTCCTTTATGGAGTATTAAGGTGAATGAAAATGAACTACCTCATACGGTAGGGCGTTGGTTTGCCTTTCCCATTAAAGATAGTCCACAGGAGAGCAGCAGAGGTAACATAGTTCTGGATTCCCAGATTCCAACCTTTAAAAGTTGGATACGAAGGAGTCGGAAAGTCCGTTAAGACCTCACGTTTTATTGTGAGATCATCGCGGCTCGATACGACACTTCCACTATGGTCCTGGTAAGTATAGTCCGTCTCGAATGTAGTGGTTTTAATCGACTGGCTTCGGTCGGAAACGGTCCTACAGCCCTTCTCAAATGCTAACCCTAGGGTAGCATCCAAGGAAGACAAGTAGTTCCCGATCCCTACGAACCAGTCAGCTACAAACGAAAAAGGAATCAACTCCCAACCGAGGTTTAACGGGTTACTGAAACCCGTTACGGCCAGGTCGTGGCTTCCAGAGTTGACGAGCTTGTAGTAGATGGTATAAGCCACCTTATACGTGCCCGTCGTCTTGTTTACATGGTGCGCCCTATTAAACGAATTGAAATTCGTCGTAGAGTTTACCGTGCGATCGTATGTTTCTCGAACGTATGATTGGACCTTAACTAGCTGGCCCTTCTCGAGGCTTTCCTGATAAGTCTGGATTGCCCCTTGAACGGAACCCACTAGCGGGCGCCAACCATACTGAAATTCGAGCCACAGCGATGCAAAGTTGCTCGGTGAAAACACCGAACCGCCGTTCTCTCTAAGTTCATAACGCCGGACAAGCTTACCCTTCTTCCTACGAGTCGACCCAAAAGTTTGGGACGGTCGTAGTTGAAGGCGCTTGTATCGACGCTTAAACCGACGAGAGGGTTGAGCGGAACCAAGTATGGAAACCGCCTTACTGAGTTGGCCTTGTTTGAAGGCGATCGCAGCCATTGCTAACCTTTGGACAGTTGTCTTCAGGAGTCGCAATGTTTGCATTCGTTCTCCAATATCTTGCGGTACGTTGATTTGCTGATTCTTAATTCGATTAAGAACGCGCGTCGCGGCAGCCGCTTCGATAGAGGCCGTCTCACTGCTCGTAAGTCTAGTGATACCTACTTTGGTGTTGAAGATTCCATTTCCATTGACCCCGAAATCACCGCCGTCAGTCTGTGTAGGACTGCCGACAGGACCAGGGGCCCAGGAATTGATGATCCTCATACCTTTACCGGATCTGATTACGGTATATCTGTAATCGAGAGGCAGCATCGGGAGAGTACCATTTCTGGCTTTCTCACGATACTTTGGAGTAGTTGCACCGACACGGGAATGTAAGATACGTAAGGTTGGCACCGTCGTCTCATAAGAGCTTCCGGGTGCCAAATAATCCTTATGTTCGAACTTTCCCGCGCCGCGGGTGACTGAATGATTAAAGTCTCCCATGTGCGTCTCCTTATTGCAAGCCCAAAAGGGCCGCGAATTTGGAGACCATCTCTGCGATAAAATAAACTATCGCGTTGAAGAACTCGAAGTCCATTAGACTTCCTCCAAGGTTAGTAGATAGTACTAGAAATGGGCCCAACACTGTTTACCAGCATAGGGCAGCGTGACAACCTAGTCACGCCCGGTGTCCCCCTTAGGGGGG